TATCAACGGAAGACTTCTGGTGCAAGGCGAGGCAGCTGTGAGCTTAGTCGACGGCCGGTGGGTAGAAACGCCGGCTAATCAGTATTTAGTCAAGCTTTTCATTAAAAGAGCTCAGTACTCTGGGGTCTCCTCAGGCTCGAGACCGTTGCCGCTTAGTAGCCAGCTAGATGGAAACATGATGCCAGGTGCCAGCGGTGATGCTTTCTATTACCGCGGCTATGCTATTGACTTCGCAACCGTTCCCTTGGACTTCAAGATTGGTGACGACGAGTCAGCTCTGACCTTTAACCAGGTCCTGACGCAGTATACGTGGCTTGCAACGGGCTTGGAAGCAGTATTTAAATTTGGCGACGATCCTTTGATGAGGAATGCCCGTATTCAGCGCTCTAGTGGTATCTTTGGCGGCCAAGGGATTGATGAAATTATCTACCGCGAGATTGGCGGTGTTGAAATCCAGCTCACCGGCGGCGAAGTACAAAACTAGGGCTAGACAATGGCTAAGATGGATCTCGGAGACCTTAAAAAGCTGAACAAGGACTTGGCGAACAAGAAGTTCACCTCTCCTTCACTGAGCATGGGTAAGTTTATCCCGACTATTGGGGGTTCAGCCGAATACGCGGTTTCGCTTGATTATGAGCAGGGTGATATGGAGGAAGATATCGCTCCTATCATGAAAGAATACATGGATATGATGCCCAAGGCAGCGCAGGCTCTTAAAAAGCGTCTGGACATGGCCCTGATGGCCCCTGTATGGGCTTGGAGTGGCGGAGCTAGGGATATATTCGATACCGGTGCTTTGGCCGCCTCTGGGAGCGTCATATGGAATGGCAAGTCCTTGGTGATAAACTACGTCGCTCCCTATGCTGACATCGTTCACAACGGTGGATACATCTTTCCATACGGGAATAAAAGCGCTCGTCCGGTGTATTTACCAGGGCGTCCTTGGATCAGTGCTGTGCTAGACGGTGGTGGTCCGATCCCCCGGTGGGGCCTAGAGGACTGGCTTGAGGCGAATGCAGGTGGCTTGGTCGGCTAGCGTTGGTATCCTACGACGATTTTTAGGTTTACTATGGCCAAAGCCAAGAAGCGTCCTAAGCTCCCCTTTGTCGTGGCCCCACGATTGCAGCCCATTAAAGAGCTTTTGGGTACAGAAGAAACCGGTCAGATTGAAATTACGCGACAAGGCTATCTGAGTGTCGGGGAAAAGGCCTTTATGTCAAGCGCTGAGGCCAATGACGACTCTACTTCCTACACGGTGACGCTGTGCAAGCGAGTGGCTTACGACTTGGAGCTCGATCTCAACGAATCCTATAATGCTGTGGTTGCCGCGGCCACTGGCCAAGGAGAGGACCGGCATAATCTTTCCGAGAAGTATCCGGACGAGCTACGCGAGCTGTTGACACTTTTTATCTCGGCTGAATCCCGCCGCAGCTACCTGAAAGCCCTCTGTATCCTCCTGTATCGCGTCAACTCTGATATCAACATCGACGATATCGGTGACCTGCATCCAGACCTCATCCAGGCGATCGTAGACCTCTACGACGAGGAAGAAAGCAAGAGCGTTAGTCGCCTGGAGGAGTCCGCCAGTTCCGAGCAGGATGTTGATGTTGTTGACGACCTCTCAAAAAAATAGAGGCTGATAGGAGCACGTCCATCGATTGGTCAAAGATCTTTTGGACACTGAAGCGCTGGTTCCCTGGAGACACTGAGTTTTCCAGGGATTCCTTTTATCAGCTGCCGTATGAATACGTTCTGTCGGCTTATCACCAGCATTGGGACATGCACCGCCAGGAGCTTCATAGCCATGAACTTCCTATTGCATATCTAAACTCAACTCTTGCTAACGCTAACCGAAATCCAAAAACAAGAAAGACACCATTTAGCCCTATTGACTTTTGCCTGTTTACAGATCCGGAAGAAGGGAACAGTCCTTCTACCCAAGGCGCAGATGCCTACATGGCAATGGTCAAAGACAAGGACCTTCCGGCTTGGGGTCTGTTCTGCTTCAAGGATATGAAGTCCAAAGCTACCGGAAGCCGTCCTCCTTTGGTCTCTTTCGTTTGCTCAGACGCTATCCTCCTAGCTCCGGTTCTCCACGGCAACGTCTACACAGGCTTGCTGCTTGCTCAGGAGTCCGCTTCCAACAAGAAGCGCAGGATGGTATCGCCCTCCGGAACAATGTTCTGGCTGCAGGTGCCCGAGATTAGCACTAAACTCGTGGCAATCGACGGAGCAGAGCTGCAGGTTGTCTAATCAAAGAGCTCCTTGGGGCCATTCAAGCTCCAGGGAGTTTACGTATTCTTCAACGATTCGGGAGTCCTCTTCTGAGTATGGCCCGAAGTCGTTGATACCACCTTTCAGCCATTGACGAATGCGCCACTCGGCCTCAATGGTGTAAAAGCTTTGCATCCGGAACCAGGAGATCCACTCCTGACTTGACTTGTCCTGGTTGCACTCTCGGCAGGCCGGAATTACGTTTGAAGTGCGATCTTCCCCTCCGCAGGACTTGGGGCGAACGTGGTCAATGGTCAATGATTCATCGTCAATCGGTGGCTTGCCGCAGTAGGCGCACCGATTGTTCCAACAGTCTTTGATCGATTGCCGCCATTGACGACGGGCTTCGCCTCTGGTAAGAGCAGTCATGTTATGGAGGTAATCTGAAACTCGCTCGTAAACGGGAGCGTAATCCTGGGAGCGGTGCATCAGATCATTGTCCAGACATCACCACGAAAGAGAGTCGTGCGTCGCTTCGGCTTCATGAGGCCTCCGTAGTTATGTCTTACTGAAAGTTTACCGAGAAAGGAACACTAAACCAGCTATATCCAGAAGTGTGGCACAATCTTTTCCGGTATCTGCTCAGATTGTGTATGATACACTACTTGCGGATGCAACGTTTATGAGCATCCTGGGCGAATACGTATTTAAGGCCAATCCGGGAGCGCCGGTGCCGGCTATGTCCATTGTTACTCCGGGACAGGATTTGCCGTCCGTAGAGACGGTCACAGGCGTCGAAGTGGTGATTCATGACGTGGCAGCTATCCGGAGACGTGACTACCTTACCGGTGACTCGGATTTAGTGGCCGATTGGAAAGTTTATCTAATTTGTTGGGAGCCTAGCACAGGGATATCGTTATCCAACGCTGTTATTCGTATGATGCAAATTTTCAGCGGTGCGACCTCCATGGAAGTCGTTGCTACTGCTGACGGTATCGGCGCTCAGGTCCAGACACTTGTAACCATTCCGGCAGACAAACCTATTCTGTTGTCGTAAAGAGCCTTTTGGCAGTATAGAGTAACGGGCCTTTGAGGTCCCGAGTACCTTCGCACGGGTTCTGCCCGTTATTAGAATGGCTAATTACTCCGCAGCCTTTGGCTACGATTTCTACATTGTCCCCTTGTTGGCGGCCAGCATTGACACGGACACCGTGGGCGGCACCGCAGCCAATTTCCTGGACATCACTTCTTCTATCGCTAACGACGCGACTGTCTCCTACGTTGGTGGCGCAGCTCCTGCATTCACCATTGGTGGAACCGCCTACGACATGGAGGGAACTGGCACCGCCGTGCGTCTGGCTGGTCTGACGAACGCCGCTCTCGAGACCGACACCGGTTCTGAGGACGTCTACACTTACGACGACGAGACGAAGGGTTTCAACACCTCTATCGCCACCACCAAGAGCTTCAGCATCTCACTGTCTGGCGTGGCTGACTTCGCCGATTCCGGCTATCAGATCCTGCGTCTGACCGAGCAAAACACCGTGGCTGACGCCCTGCGTGTCAAGTTCCTGCGCGTTGGTCCTACCGGCGTCACTGAGACCGTGTTTGGCTATGGCACCCTGACCGGCTACTCCGAGTCGAACGAAGTTACGAGCATCGTGTCCTGGGAGTGTACACTAACTGGATACGGGCCCTATGGACTTGAGCTGGTCAGCAACGCTTAGCTGACTGGAGGTATCGCTGGGCTGGACAACCTGACAACTACGACTGCGTTCGATACTGTCAGTGGCACAGCCATCCCCGCTACCGCTGCAACCGGTGGCGCCGCCCTTGCCGTCAACACCGACGAATTTGGCGACGTCACAGCAGTCGGAACCAACACTCCCGGTTCTGGCTACACGGTTGGACAGGTCGTCACCTTCACCGAAGACGGTGGCGCTGGTGTCTTTACTGCAGAGGTCACAACCATTTCGTAACCGCGATACTTACGAACAAAACCACCAGGGGCCTCACAAGCCCCTTTTTTATTGGGTTTTCGTCGGAAGTCTAATTGCAGCAAGGCAGCTCTCCGATGGCATCTCAGACTCGCGACGTATTGCTTAACTTTGAACCGCACCTCGCGGCTAATGCGTCCAAGTTTGATAAGGACCTGGCCAATCTGGTCAAGAAGGGGATCAAGGCACAAGAATCTCAGAATATTGACGCGATCAAAGCCGTAGAGAAAGAGCTGATGGCTCTTTACGGCAAGAAGGGCGAGGCAGAGCTAGATGTTAGTGTCAACTTGGTCGGCAACGGTCGTGGGCAGCTGAAGCTTATCGAGCAGTCTAGTGGCAAGCTTTTTGGCAAGTTAGCCAAGGGACTTGCTAAGTCGGAGAAGTATAGCCAAGGTTTCACCGGCGAGCTGAAGCGTGGAATGGATAAGATCGGCAATTCTGTCGAATCGGTTACGGAGAAGATCAGGCTTCAAACAGCTGCCCTAGAAGGCAGTAAGGCGAGGCTGCAGGCATTCTCGGCCATGAAGATCAGCGACACCCCCGGAGCGCAGGCGGGGATGGATCAGGCTGGAAAGGACGTCGCAGCTGCTGGTCAGCGACTGGGAGAGCTCCAAGGCAGGCTCGACAAGCTGTCAGCAAAGCAGATTAAGGTCATTCAGCAGTTTGCTAAGTTTGCACCGCCAGCTGCCGTCCAGGGCAAGCTTGCTGAAATCAATCAAGCCATTACTCAGACAGAAAAACGTGTCAAGCTTTCGAAGAGAGAGATGGTCAGCTTCGGACAGGCTGGCAAGTCAGCCTCTACGGCGTTTAAGTCCCAGGGTATGATCGCAGGCCTGAAGGCGCTCGGCCAAGAGGGTACAAAAGCATTCGCCCAACTGGTTACAGGTGCTTCCAAAGTCAATCCGGAACTTGCAAACCTTAAGAAGCAGCAGTTTGCGCTGAACGCCGCCACTACAAAGTTTGGCAAGGTCGGGATGGCATTCAAGGGCTTTGGAGCGGCTGTACAGGCCGCGTTTGGTCCTATCACTGCAATCATTGCTGGAATTACGGCGCTTATGGGCGTCATTAACACTCTGACAGGACGCCAGAAGCAGCTGCAAGGCCTGAAGCTTACTCTTGATGGGGTTGGCGTTTCTCTGGCTAACCAAGAGGCCGTCCTGGCCCGTTCTCGCAACATTGCGCTGAGCTATGGCGTGTCCCTAACCAAGATTGAAGGAGCATTCAAGCGACTCACTCCTGCTATCCTTGAGTCCGGCGGCAGTCTTGATGAAGCCTCTACCGCAATTGAGGGTATCTCAGCGCGGACAACGATGTTAGGCCTTAACGCAGAACAGTCTGGCCGATACATCGAAGCCTTCGCTCAGGTGATGGGTAAAGGTAAGCTGCAGTCGGAAGAACTTAACCAGCAGTTCTCTGAACTTGACGGTGGCTTGCGTGGTCAGATCAAGAACTATCTTGCAGCCGAAGAAGGTATTACAGACTTCGAAGGAGCAATGAAAAGGGGCGAAATTACCGCAGGGCTGTTCCTTAAGGCCTTTAAGGCGATCAATAAGGATATCATGCAGAAGTTTAAGAAGGATATCGACAAGGTCCAGGAATCGCTAAACACTTTAGGGCAAGATGGCGGTATGACGCTGTCTCAGTTCCAGGCGAAAATGCAAGCACTGTCGTCCATTGGTCTTGACCAAGTCGGCAAGGCTTTGGCGCCGTTGGGTCGCGAACTGGCTAAGATATACGCTGCCTTTGTTCAGTTTGTAACAAAGATGGCGACTGAAATGCCTGGTCTTCAAAAGGTGTTCCAGTTCCTCGGCGACGTTACTGGCCGAGTCCTGAAAGTAGGCATCAACTCTGTCCTGGGCCTTGTTTATGAGCTTGCGCGTGCTGTTGACTTTGTCGCCACAGCGGTGATTCATTTCTTCACAGAAGCCTCTAAGTTGCCGATCATCGGAGATATCCTAAGAGGAATTGGAGGGGCAATCAATGGCCTGAACGAATCTTTTGACCGGCAAATCGATGCGTCCGCAAGGCTGAGCGACGAGACAAAAGGTGTTGGTGTAGAATTTAATTCGCTAGAGCAAGACATTGTCGACGTAAATGCGAAGATTGATGATTTGAAAACTGCTGGCAAGGAAACAACGCCAGAGTTTAAGAAGCTGACGGAAGAGCTTGCATCTCTTCAGGCCCAGCTGGACAAGAAAGGAAGAAGAGAGCTTGAGGCAAAACTGAAGATGGAGAAAGATATAGCAGAGAGCAGAAGAGATACCCTCAAAGACGAGCTTAAAAACGCGCAAGAAGCCGAAGATAAACAGAGGGAAAAGGTCGACCTCATCGTCCAAGGTCTGAACATGCAGTTGGACGAACAGGAGAAGGTTATTAGGAAAAACATCGAAGGCATTGAAGCTGAGAGGGATGCGTTTAAAAAAAGTGTTGCCGAAAAAATCGAAGGCATTAAGAAGGCTGGTGAAGAGCAACAACGGGTGTTCCGCGACGCCAAAAGAGCTCTTAAAGAGGAGGAAACGCAAAATGCTCAGAACTACGAAGATAAGAAAAGGGCTCTCGAAGAGTCTTTTGACGCCGAAATCTCCGCTGTCAAGCGAACCAAAGACGAGGTCGAGAAAAAGTTTGATGCCGACAAGAAGGCCATCGACGATGCCAAGAAGGCTGTTGAGGATAGGTATGATGCAGAAAAGGCGGCCATTGATAGCGCCAAAAATGCCATTGATAGAAAGGCTGAAAAAGAGTTAGCCCAAATCGATGCAACCAAAAGCGCCATGGAAGAGGCGCATGAAGCAACAATGGCGAATCTTGATGCGCAGAAATCTGCCATCGAGTCTTCGTTTAAGGCAGAAATGGAGGGCCTGGCCAATGCCAAGAAGGCTGCTAAGTCTGCATTTGACAGAAAAAAGGCGGATTTCGACTCCCAAAAGGATGGCGTCGAGAATCTGTATAAAAAGGAAGTCGATGGCATCCAAAAAGCTAAGGATCGTTCTGCTGCGGCTCACAGCGCTCGGGTCAGGCAACTTGACGCCGAACTGTCCAAGGCTAAGAATCAAACCGATGAAGTCCTAAGTAGAATCGATGCCGAAAAGGCCGCTAGTCAGAGGCAGACCGATAGCAAGATCGGAGCCTTGGAAGACCTTACTCCGGCCGAACGCGCCCTGGCCGAGATAGAAGAGGCCAAGCTGCGCATGCAGGCAACCGATCGCATGGCTTCCAAGGAGGAGCGCCTCGAAGCTCAGGCCCGCCTTGAGCGGATGGAGCGAGAGAAGCAGATTTCAAAACTACAGGCTGAAGAGAAAGAGCGTCAAGCTAAACTGGACGCTCAGGCCGCTGAGGCCGCTGAAGCGCAGGCTGTCAAGGAAGAGCAAATCCTCACGCGCAAGCAGACTATTGGCGAAGAAGAAGAAGCTCGTCAAGCTCGTTTGATAGAAGCCCAAGAGGCAGCCAATCAGCGCCGGGAAAACTCTTTGATGCATATCGCTACGATGCAGGAAGAGGCTGCCGCAAGACACGCCGCGGCCATTGCTACTATTGAGGCTGCAGAGGAATTAGCCGCTTCGAAGAGAGAGTCTGGTATCGAAGGAATCGAAAGCAAGCAATCCTCGGCCGACGAAAGTCACAGCGAGGCTATCGCAGCCCTAGATGGGGAGGCTAGCGCAGTAGAGGGCAACCGTGAAAGTGCGATTGATAGACTAGACGGCAAGGAGCAGACGCTGGATGACGACAGAAGGGATCGCATGGATTCCCTGGAAGACAAGGAAGAAGAGCTGCAAGGAAACAAGGAAGAGCGTCTTAATGATCTAGACGATAAAGAGGACCAGCTGCAAGGCAATCAAGATCGTCGCTTGAATGCACTGGAGAGCAAGCGCATACAACAAAAGCGCGATTACAAAAGGCGCTTAGGTGAAATAAATGATGCGGAGATCGACTTCAATGACGATCAAGAAGATCGGATTTCTAATATTGAGGACGCACGGGACCAACAGCTGGACAATTACAAGAATCGGATTGACGAACAAAAAGATAAACTCGACGACATCACGGATAAGCGAGCGGAGATTGACACGGCTACTGCTCTGAACGGAGTATCCGAGCAAAACTATCAAATTATCCTGGACGCAACTAAAGAAAAGCTGGACGCAAACCTTGACGTCCTGAAGGACATGGCAACCGAAACTGCTGACATCGCTTCCGAGCTTGCCGCGATCGAGGGGTCACTGGGAACCCTTGATAATGTCAAATTAAACCTGGACGAGGCGCCAGCCCCTGCCGACGGAATGGTCGACGACGAAAACGGTAACCCTGTACCTATTACTGCAATCGATAATGATTACGATCCCCTGAACTGGAATCCCGATACCGATTCGGAGATCGGAACAGAAGGCGGAACGTTTACCGGAGATGCTGAGGTCGATGTCGATGGCCATGAAAACCAATTCACGACTGATCGAATAAACATCCAAGAAGCAGAAGTCTACGTCGACCAAGACACCGGCCTGACAGTTACGTCAGGAGCAAACGACTGGGAAGAAGGGTTCTGGCACGGCGGCCCGATTAGCGCAGGCAAGCGCGTGACCGTGAACGAGCTGGGCAAGGAAGGCTTTATGGATGCCCGGACCGGCAAGATGAAGCAAATCAACGCTCCATCCTTCGGTAAGTGGACAGCCCCCTCGAGCGGCACGGTGATTCCAGCTCATATCTGGAAAACTCTCAAGAGCTCCAAGAACCGGCAGGCTCAGTGGCAGGAGTCGCGGATTGCCAAAGAGGTGCCAGTCGACATGGGTAGTACTGGCGGTAATGGTGCAAGCATTGCTCCTATTGGCTCAAGTGTTATGGCAGCCCTGGCAGCCAATAGTGGCGGCGACAGCTTCAGCAACAACATTACCATCCAGAGCAACAACCCAACCAAGTCGGCCGGAGACATGATGGTTGCAATGGCCCGGATGCGTCATCGTAGGTAACCTTTAGCGGCTCTACTTCCTCCTATGTTTGACTTTGGTAATCCGGAAGATACCGCGGCTCTGTATGCGGAAAGACTGGAAACAGAGCCTGACTGGCCCTCCCTTCCTCGGAAGCACGCCGAGGAGATGAGCGAGGAGGAGCTGAGGGTGGCCATTACTTACCTAAACGTGGGATGGCACCAAGCGCAGGAAGAAGGGGCCGCCCAGGCCGTCCTGGACGTCATTCAGCGCGACTACGATGAAGTCTTCACGTTACTGGCTACGGGAAGTCGCAAGTTTAGGAAATTTGCCTGCACAAAAACGTTTATCTGCCCAGGGGCCGATAAGCATGAGGCCAAAAAGAAGTATAGAGCTATTGCTTTGTCTCTTATGACTAGGTAACCTACACCAGATGTTTATGCCGGATGTCTTCAATCGTCGTCTCATATACCCCTATTTCAGGGAGTCCGGTGTATTCAATGGAATTCAAAAACTTCAGCGCCTCGGCGCTCCCTAGGACGTATTCGGATACCCAAAGCTTTAGTATTTCGACTACCGGCGCAACGGTTTTGAGCGGACTACCTATTCGCCGTCGCTACCAATGGACTATTTCTGTTCCTTTGAGTAAAGCTCAAGCGGTGGACCTTGACTCCATGTTTAGGGCATGGGAGCTTGACAGGGCTGACGGGGCAATTACAGCAGTGCTGGTTCAGGATAGCACCTTTGGCCAGACAGTAAGCACGGCGGCTGTTTTTACCTCACCTCCGGTGTTTGACCAGTTCGGACCAGTCAACATGCTGGCTAGTTTTGGCCTAACGGAGATCTGATCATGGCTCTTTACGAATCAACCCAGTGGGCAGCCAATCAGGTCGCTCGTCCTTCTTTGACCATCGGAGGCGAAGACTATACGTCCCAGCTTTTGGCTTGGAACGTTTCCGACGCTAGTGCCTATAAGAACGGCTTGATCACAACAACAGGCACTCTTTCCTTGGCCAGCCTGGGCAACCTTACTGGTCTGCAAATCGAAGACTATCAAAAGAGACTGTTCAAGCGTGGCACGGAGGTGGTTCTTGACCTGGTTGTCTGGGATCCTAGCGTTAGCAGTCAAATAGTGGTTCGCCACCCCAGAGGCCTCCTGTACGTAATGGGTACGTCCTATAGCCTTACCTCTCAGCAGCTTGAGATTAATCTAGGTTGTAAAATATCTTTATACATGTTGGACGACGAGGCCAACTACTCTTACTTGGCTCAGTACGCTCAGCTGCCTCTTCAGCCCGACCAGCAAACTATTTCCAATATTGGCGCCACCTTAGCTGCAAGGGGAATGGCTTTATATCAAACCAATTATGGCGACCTAAACGCATTCCAGTATTTTTCACCTCCACCCTCTCCGAGTAATTCTTGGGATGAGTACACCGGAGGCGGTGGGGAATGGGTTTCGATCAATGGTGTTACAGCTTTTGCCGCTAATCCCTTGAGAGGAGCCGCTCCACTTCCTGACGACATTAAGCTGTCCTATAATCACGCTATATCGGACGAAGAGTCCTCTAATCCGTCAGCTCCTCAGAGAACCAAGTCCCATTATTACATCGAATACCCTGCGATCGTTTACGAAAAGATCCAGACCACTGGAAGTTTCGACCCGATCATTGGAACCGCCGATATTCCGCTAACCATTGATGTCGGAGACCCCGGAGGGACGGGTGACACCGGCGGCAATGGAAGCGCGAGTGGTGGTTGTGGCAACTCCCCGAATCCAACCACAACGATTGTTTCGAGCGGCGGAACCTTTAGTTCGTCTGGAACCGGCATCGAGGGGCTGATTATCAAGCCAGGCTGGCACGGTGGGGACAGTGGTGAAGAAGGTATAGCAACTCCCTACTCATGCTCCGACCATTACTCAACCACCGCGACCACTAAGACCAAGTCTGTTTACTCCCACGAGATGTCCTACTCGAAGTTCAATGGGTATGGCGGGCAAGTTTCTTATAAATACCAGGAAAGAAAAGGGCCCGCCGTTGAACTAAATAATCAGTACTACGCAGACTCTCTTGCTTATTGCTATTCTAGATTTGCTACCGTTTGCAATCCCTCTGGACTGTGTGGTACTCCCGGAACAAATTCCGTCAAGCAAAGCTACCAAGAGACCTTCTACGAGTACGGGTCAACCGGCCTGGATGAGGGTGTTCTTAAGGCCGAAGAAACGCATGTGTGGGAAAACACTCTTTCTGCCGCCAAGCCTAGCGACTGGCGATCTGGAATTAAGAACGGTAGTCCGCAATCTTTCACACACTTGTCTGAGCAGACTTTATACCGCTCTACTGTCAGAAGGGTTGAGTACTCCAGGGAAGGAAAATGGAATAAGACTGTAGAAAAGATCTGGACCTCTCAAGCCAGTACTGGAAACGGCCTGTCCGGGGCACTCTAGCCCTAAGGCATACTAGAACGTCCCAGAGGGTTTATCGTGGCAACAGGTTACTTCGGCACTATTTATCCGTTCGCCCCTTCCTTTCTGACTACTGGCGAGTATAGAGGTGTCTTCGCTACTGGTCAAGAGTCCGGTGGTACCGGCAAAATGCTTACCCTTCGCTCTGCCGGTAACGGGTCCCCCACTAAGGTTCGCTTGCAAAACCTCGCCTGGGTGTCAGGGGCAAGGTCAACCTACTCTGCCGAAATTGAACTAATTAGTTCAGGCCAGGGATTAAGTCACAAGATTACCGCGTCTTTCTATAATTCTAATGGCGCTCCTACTAGCGACGTAAATGGTATTTATCAATATAGTGGTAACAGGCCACCTCAAGCCTTTACTGGCTTAGGGCTTAACTACAAAAAAGGCGAGGTTACTACCTTTAACAACGGAGTGGTTTCGGGGGAGGCAGTAATCGAGGAGTCAAGCCCTCCGGTGCTTAGCATTCTAGAAGTAAGCCAGGAAGGCACTGGCTATACGAACGAAGACGTTTTGGTTGTCACCAAAAACGAGTTTATAAGGGTTAGCCCCGGCGCTGTTCATGAGGGGGCAAACCTTGGCATTCCCTTCTTCACCAAGACCTTAACACAAACAGAGGGAGCGGTCATTGATCTTGCCTTATCTAATAAAGGTACGGAGACTCCCTTCATCCAGGGCATTTATAACAATCTTCCGGTTCAGGGAGGTGAGGGTGAAGGCTTGACCGTTTCCGCCGTTGTTATCGGCAGTGGCGGCTCTTTGTCAACTATTGGAGAAAAGTCTGGATGGGGTCTTCCCGCGAATTCCAGCGAAATCAGGACGCCGATTGCTGTTGATGTCGCCGGAGGATCCGGAGAGGGCGCTAAGGTTTTTGTCGGACTAAGAAAGCCAGTCGAGAACAGTTCTGACCTCTTAGTACCTGGTACGGCCCCTGGCTTCTACACGGTTGGGGTTGCCGAGGGTGGGGTCGGGTATGAGGCTACTGACACTCTGGAGATCACTAGAACGGCCATGCTAGAGGCTGGCTTTACACTTAACGCACTGCATGAGGACGAGCCTTTGGCGATAAGAGGTCTTACGGCTCCTGGGATTGAACTTAGCGTGGAAAGCCCTGGCAAAGAGTATGTCCATGCCGAAGGGGTATACATCCACGAGCTGGATCTCATCAATGCTGGAATGGCACTCGAGGGGAACACACAAAAGCTGCACTTTACTGTCTATACCACCAATGCCTACGGTTATGCAGGAATTCCTACTAGCGGCTGGTCTAGTTACAGCAGTTACAATATTGCATACGGCGTCAACACCACAAGGTGGGATGCGAAAAACGGAGTCCTTGCCGAAAGAACAACTTGGACGACTGGAGACGCCGGCCGCCCTTTGGCGCCAGAAAGGGACAGCGCACCAACCGTTCCAACTACCGAAGCCTCTATTACGATTCCCATCAGGAGCAACGGCTACGATGAAACCGTAGAAGGGGCCGGCCCATACGTCCAGCAAGAGTCTTTTCCTGTTGCCATCTACTATACTGACCAAGCAGCCATCCTTGATGCCGTAAACAGATATTCCAGGTATTTGAAAAAGTTCATGACCGGGGACTACTACGGCACCTCTATTCAGGAGGGCATTCGACTGCCGGTGCTTCAGAACTGGGTTCCAAACATGCCCTTCCGATACGTTGACGCCTTTAATGGAAAGGTTACGGCTATGCGTATGGATGCATCTACTTGGACGGTTACGCCGGCAGGCGCAGCGTTCACTACTAGCGGTATTTGGATCGGAGAATCTAACGGGACGTTGGGCCTTCCCTCCAATGTCCAGGTCACCGACGACGCCTCTGGAGGGGGATTTGACGACACCACCGGCCTACCCTACCCTTCGCAGAATGTTAGCGGAACTGGTGGTAGCGGAGGGGTAACCGGCCCAGGAGACGAGCCCACAGTTGAGGATGAAACTTATGTTGATTTTGGCGACTATACCCAGATCATTGATGTGTATCCGGCCCTTTCAATTTCTTACGAGGTTGAGATCGGCCTGCCCGGGCCTCCAACGTTCTTCCCTGTCAACAATGTATTCAACAACATTACTACAGTTGTTTACTTGCGTGGAGAAATCGTAACAGCGGGGGACACTATCGACTCCACGGCGAGCGGCGGAATCCCCTCAGGACAAGGGAATACGTTGCTGACGGACGGATTTACCATTGTTGTAGAAGAGCTCTTTGAACCTGCTTGATAGCGACCAATAGGTAAACTAGCGCTGAAGCTGATTGACCTGAGATGACAGTTCTTGCTACCGTTTCTGCTCAGGAGCATCTTACCCTCCTGACGAACAACTATATTAGCCAGTACTTTGAAGTCATCCTGCTCGATGCGCCTGGAGAGGTTTACGAGCCTGGTAGCACCATCGATGCAACCTTCCTTCAGAACGAAGTAGCCACGGGAACAGGAGGATATCGACGCAAAGTGTTCACCTATGAAGTTACTGATATTTCCGCCTATACGGACAGAGGGATGGGGCTTGTTACAAAGACGGCAACCTTTGCTCACGACGGCTCGCTTACTCCAATCAACTTTACCCACGTAGGCCTACTTAGGGGCACTGGCAACGTTTCAGGGATCTTTGAAAGCTTAAGCAGCGAGCCCACGGCTGGTAATGACGGCACCTACCTCAACGTGCCAACCACCACGAACGGTAGTGGCTACGGAGCCACTCTGGATATCGTCGTCACTGGAGGCAACACCTTTGCCGCAACAATTGGCTACCCAGGCTACGGCTACGAGGATGTTGACAACCTGAACGTCGCCGACTCTGTCCTGGCCTCGCTGGGGATTATCACAGCCGGTGCTGGAGGCCTTTCCGTTTCGATTGAAACGGTAACTGTAGATAACGCTGGCCACATTGTTTCGGTTGCCCCAACAACCGACGCCATTAGCTTGGCCAACGGAAATGAGGCGGTGTTCTACTTTAATGTTAAGCACTTTGGATATTCTAACGTAACGGGGGCCTGATAAATGGCATCCGGTGATTCCAGTAAGAACAGTCGGGGCCGGAAGGCTGGCGATATCAATGAAACCGCTCGGAGGAAAAAGCAAGGCGAGCAGGGAAAGGCTCAGCGCGAACGCGATCGAATTCAACGGGAAAAGAGCCAATTAAACGCTGACAAGGCTCGCGCCAAGTTTCCTCAGACGAGCGATATCGCGACCGACCTTGCCGCCCTAGAGACCGACCTTATCGAGACTAACAGGCAGGAGTCAGAGGTCGTAAGATTGCTTGAACTCGAGCGTCGGCAAAGTATTATGAATCTAGGAACGACCTACGTTCCAGACGTGGATGGTATTGTTCAAGCCAGCTATGGGGGTATGGATTCGAACGGCAACCATCGCGTCAATTACAAAGGCAAGAGTTACAAAGCTTTGGCCTTAGGTGAAACGTCGATCCCAAAAGGTACTTTCGTTCAACTCTGGTTCTCCGGCAACTCCTATCATATCACCTGGTAACATGGGCATCAATCCTTCCCACATTGAGTCAACGAGTCTTTCAGAAATCGCTGATGTTACGATCACGATGCTGGACGAGCGTCCTGCCCTTGGTATCAGGTTCGAGGGTCTGGAGGAGTTTAAGGGCAAAGTGTTTGGATTCTTCAATTCCTCGAACCAATCGGTAGAGCTGTACGTCCTAGACCCATTTAATGGCGAGAAGTTTTACAGAGTATGACAAACGCAAACGAAAATCCCTACTACCCTGTAACACTAGAGTGCAGACCTCGGCCTGAGAGCGACTTTTCCGACCCTGATGTTTACAAGGAGTACGTGCCCTGTGAGAACCTCTACTACGGCTATTACGATGGAGGGGTGGTTCGCATATTCTTCTTCCGTCAAGGCAGTCCCGCAACGCCTGAGCGCTGGAGTCAGACAGGGCCCCAGACAATCAACCTTAACAAAAGAGCCATGGTTGACGACGCTATGGGCAAGGTTTTTACATACTACGCTCAAGATGCCGCAACACTGGAAAGCCCATCCAGTACCGGAGCTGCTCTTTGGAAGTACAGGGTTTATGACGGCAAGTTTGCTGTCAACATCTCAACGGATGAGGGTCCCATGTACGCGCAGGACCCAGCCCTTCGATGGATCAAGCTGGACTGGGAGCTTTACTTTGATTACCTCCGAGGCCCGAGAGGTGAGGACGGCATTTATGAGCTGCCTCAATACGTATACTGGCGCTATCAAGATGGAGACAACTGGACTAAAGTAGATACTGGTGTTCCTTTTACCCCGCAAACTGAAGAAGGTCGGTTTTTAACAGACTACGGTCAAATTGTATCAAGCTATAACTTTAATAATTATGTATTCCACAACGATTCAGCGAACTTTCCTAACGGCTCTAGCCAAATTCAGTTTACCGCTTACAACGCTGATCAGTTCGAGTTTCTTGAAGACTACATTTCGAGCCAGTATCCAAACCTGGACCCCTCCACTATAACTATAGCCAAAATCAACAAAGACGGCGAATTCAATACGTACCCAATTGCTTCTATTGTGGACAATGGAACTTACTACACCGTAACACTGGATACGACCAAAGACGTCGTAGCGGCTTTTAATACAGACTTCGAACCTGACAATAAATACACATTTAGATTCAATCCTCACGACACGTCGTCAGACCCTCCCGGGGCTGTTGGGACTCCATACGGAACCTATTCAGTCAGGAACGGCAAGTGGGCAGTAAGTGCTTACGCTGTCAAGCCCTGGGAACAAGACGAAGGAGGTCTCGAGGAGTGGGTCTCTTACGGACGGGGTACTTGGTATCATGAACACATTTGGTATTGGAGATATACAGACCGAGAGATCGGAGCCGAAAGTGCCTGGACCAAGCATACACAAGCTGACGGCTATGCGGGAAATGTAACCCACCCCGGCTCAAGCGGGCCATCGCTCGAGTATCAAACCAGTAGTGTTGAATTCTACAATAAGTACAACCAGAATAGTCAAAACGGCTATACCCTTCACTTTCAAGTTGACAGCGAGCCGGCCAACTTCCCTGACGGCACCAGGCCTATTGAGCTCACCTGTGACCTGAGGGAGACGGATCGACTTTTTGTGATGTTTGACCGGCCTGGTTCCAAGCCCCGCCTAGTAGTCGATAAAACTATCAAGCAAGAGGATTTTGGATCCTTCTACACCAAGGGTACAGGAACACCTCCCGATCGAGATGCCGGGTTTTACGACGAAGCTACCAACACTATTACGTATGTCGACCAATCGCCTAATAGGGAAGGTCAAGTTATTACTTACATCGCGCCTGGTGTTAGCGGCGTGGCTTCTATGTTTATTTCTGTAGAAACCTCTCCTGGCGTCTTTGAGTGGAAAGGTCGAGGCTAAGGAATACTATCGGAGCCTAAAGGTTCCAAGATGTCACGCCGTAACAAAAAGACGCAGCCTGGCCAGACCGTTGGCAAAGGCAATCTTGCTAAGAAGGCTGCTGACCTGCAGGGGAGACTGGTTAGAGGACAAGGGGCCGCGTCCTTCACAAACCAGTCGTTACATAAAGACGTATACAACTTTGATCAACCCTGGAGTAATAGAGATGCCTGGCTAGTTGGTGACGATGGACAGCTGGTAAAGGCAACAAACTACGATGTCTGGAACTGTACGACGTCAGCAGATTGTGCAGCCGGATTTACTTGTACAGCGGGAAAATGCATTAGTGCTCTTGACTCTGGCACTTATAACCACAGCCCATCGATTATCAACAGTGCGCACGAAACTTTTGGCAGCACTCCAAACTCCTGCCCTACCGACGAGCAGCCCCAGCCTCCACCGTTTGATCCTACTGACGACGATACTACAAGTACGCACACAAACTGCCGGCCGAAAAGAGGCGATACCACCAAAAGCTCTTGCGTAACAGGAACCTGTGGAGAAGGCGGTGAAATCATCGATTCGGATTTCTGCGATGACCCTGCGTGTAGAAGAAACTCTGAATGCTCAAAAGGGTCAGTGTGCAAAGACGGAGAATGCGTGTCCGGCTGCGACTCCGACAAGCAGTGCCCGGATGGCTTTCGGTGCGACAGGTCCGGCTCAGGTCCGGACGGGGTTGGACGTTGTGTGGAGGAAGATCCTTGCCAAGTCAATGCTGACTGCGAAGGTGGTAAAGTTTGCTACGTGTCGGCCGATGCAGCTCCAGGCGACGGGGGAACGTGTATTGAGAATCCATGCCCCAGCAATTTTACATTTAGCGGCAGCGATTGCGAGCCAAAGCCATGTAACAATGACGACCAGTGCGGAGAAGGTGAGGTTTGTGGAGGTGCCGATGAAGATGGAAACCGTAGGTGCGTGCCAGAGCCCTGCAGTGTATCGGGTGGCGGTGGCGCCAGCTGTCCTGAGGGCTCCTCTTGCAAGGAATCTGCTGACGGCGGCACAAGCTGCGTTCCGGATACATGCGACTCTAATTCCGACTGCCCTGAAGGCTATGCCTGCGCTGGCAACGGCGAAGGTGGCAAGGGGTGCGTGGAAGACCCAGACCTAGACCCGGACACTCCACCGCCCTCCAACTCGTGTAAACCGTATTGTGACAGTGCTTACAAGTCCTCCGGAGAAGTAGGTAGCGGCTGTTCCGGCAAAGTATGTACGGAATGCGAGGAATGCGTTAATATTCGAGACATATTTGGACGAAGCACTTTTCACTGTGAGGAAGCAGATGACGTTCCATGCACTTGTCCAGGCGGGGATGAGCCTGGGTTGTGCGAAAAATGCGACCAAGACACCGGTGAAATTGTTCCGGACGATACTGACTGCGAAGTGTGCTGTACTGCGCCTTCTATTCCTTGCACTGAAGACTGTCCGTCCGGCGACTCCGACTCGGTTGAGGTTTGTGTCAGCCTTGCGAACTATGAAGCCAGTAGTGGAGGGTATTACGTTTCATTGGCTCAGGCTGCTGCTTGCAAGTCGGCAGAGCAGAAACGCAAGGCCAGTTGTGATGCCAAGGGAGATGGCTGTGACTGCGATTCAAGTATGGAGTGCTCTCAGGACAGCCACTGCACTGCAGAAGGATTGATCTGGGCACAGGGCTCTAGCGTAGCCTATAGACTCGTAGGTAAATGCCGAAGCGGATGGAGCGGCGGCGTCGGCGGCACATGCGATGTAGAGGAGATCGAGATTCCGGTCGACCCCAGCACGGGTCAGCCTACCAACTAAGGTAGCCTAATGCAGCCTCGCCTCTGAAATGGCAGTTTATTCTGACAAGATTGTCCTTAAGACTTCTACTGATTCAGAGGCAAACATTGTCTCCCAAATTGAAAGTGGAGCAACTGACGCAATATCCTCTGGTGAAATTGTCATCGGCTTAAGCCCTGGCTTTGCCAAGATGTACACCGCAGACTCTCTTGGCAATATCGTCACGCTAGGCGGACACACTCTTTCGACAAGCCTGTCCGGCCTCGAAGACGTCGACGTTACAACTAATCCCCCAAATAATTTACAGAGTCTCGCTTGGGACGCCTCTAGCGGTTACTGGATTCCGTCTACCCCAATCGTCGGCGCTACGGCGATGGACGAACTGTCAGACGTAAACCTGCAGGCCAATGGCGTCGGCAATGAAAAACTTCTCGAGTACAACTCTTTTTCAGGCCAGTGGGAGGCGGTCGACTCGATCGGCCCCTTAAGCATGCACCGGGACGTGGATCTTTCCGTCGCCCCAACAAGCGGCCAGACCCTTATCTGGAATAACGCTACCAACCTATGGCAGCCTGGTGTTCCAAACATTGTTGGCCTGGCAAAGCTTGAGGATGACCCTAACCCGACCCTGGGTAATGGTCTTGATGTAAATGATTTCCCGATCGTCAACCTGTCGCAGACAACTGGTCTGGGCGATATTACATTTATTCTTCAAAACCCAAACTCCGAGCTTCAGTTTCAGTATGACCCGAACACCGGATTAAATAGTTTCGATCTTGCATGGTATGATCTGTCCGAGAATGTTGATGCCCCATTCTTTAAACTGCGGCCTCAGATGCCAGACCATGACGACCCTGACAACCCAGAGCCGTATAGCTGGACTTTTACTTTCCCTTCAAACTCAGGAACCAGTGGTTACGGACTGGCGACCAATGGGTCTGGCACCACATATTGGAAGGACTACAGGCTCCAGGCAGAAGCCACTCCTCAGCTAGGTGCCGACCTAGAAGTGGGCACTCATGAGATCACGAGTACCAGTTTTGTTACTATTTCTTCTCGTGACGGCTACACATTATTTAAGAACAATTACCACCACACGGCCCCTACCCCTACGGACGACCCTAACGCGGGCGCAGAGATTCGACTAGAAGCCGCAAACACTAAGTATTCTGGCCTTGTAGCAAATGCCAATCTAACCACTTCTTACGTCCTTGAACTGCCGCCAGATGACGGCTCCGGTAAAGTTGGATACGCCTTGGTTGCTGACGGCAATGGTGGCAGTTACTGGTCCCAAGGCGTTGCAGCCGACCTTAGCGCAACAAGTATCAACGCTCTGATTGACGTCGACACCACCAGCACAACGCCGGTCGATAATGACGCGCTCATCTGGGACTCGTCGACCAGCACCTGGGTGCCTGGAGGCGTACCGGCGCAACTCAGCGGTAACACGTTAGGGCAGATTGGTGACGTCGATGAGTCCAACCAGTCTGACGACGATGTTCTTGTCTGGAACGCCGCGCTCAACAAGTGGATTAGCGAGTCAATTGGTATTCAAGATGCCGACGACTATGAGCTAGAGCATACTGTTGCCCTGACGTTTAACTTTAGCAACGGAGCTGCGGATAACCCTGGAGAGTGGGAGCCTGCTGGTAATACTGCCATTATCGTCAACAACTTAGACAGCGCCAACGCCAGTTTTCAGTCGTACATCCTATCTTTTACGGATAGCTACCCACCAACCTTTGCAGTCTCCGGACTTAACGAGGTTGGGACCTGGACTACAAGCGCTCTGGTTAGTGTTGTTAACAACGGAACCAGCTGGACGCTATCCTCTGACACGTCTCTGCCATCGCTAACAGGAACGCTTTACCTGACCCTCGAGGACGCTCCCGTAGCTCTTCCATTAGAGAATGGTAAGGTCCTTGCCTGGAATGTACTCCAAAACAAGTTTGTCCCTATTGTCAACAACAGCGGAACGCTTAACTACAACGAGCTGAACAATAAGCCGGACATCCCGTCTTCCATTGACGACCTGAGCGACGTTGACACAGCTACAGCTGCGCCCGTTAATGGCCAGGTTCTGGAATGGGACTCGGCTAACAACAAGTGGGTACCTGGTGACGGGCAATCAATCACCGCGGTAACATCGGTCAACGAACTTTCGGGCAGGGTGTTTCTTGGCCTCGAGGATCTGATTGACTTCGGCCTAAGCGGACAACCTGGTCGAGCCTTTTCCTATAACACAAACATCAACGAATCTGGCGCCGACTACAACAATGAAGGCGTTTGGGGATCCGTCAGTGCCGGTGCAGACCTCCTGATTTCGACAACCGCGTCCGGCGGAGAGGACCTTACCGACATCATTCAGGCCCTGCCTTCTACTGGCAACTTGTGGGTGTACTCAAGCGTTTCAAGCCAATGGAATGGGCCCGCAGCGTATACTACCATTGAAACAGACTATCAAGGGTCCGGAGGTGTTCGATTTGCTGGCGTTGGCAGTCTGTTTACTTCTGCTCAGGGCACGGATATTCAAATTGCAGTTACCGATCCTACTACTACTGCACAGCCTAAGTCCGATTCGGATATTGTTATTTGGAACGCTTCTAACTTTAGATACGAGCCTACTACCATTTCCGAAGTCAACGGAGGCACATTCGGAAGCGGCTAGGAACCCTAGCAAAGATTCTCTCGCCAGATGGCTTCTATTAACGCTAGGATTAAGCCCCGGAAAAGCTCTACTTCGGGCGAGATTCCTACGCCAGGAGACATTGAAGTTGCAGAGCTTGCGCTAAACACGGCCGACGGATCTCTATATACCAAGCACACAGATGGCACAATCGTGCAGATCAGCGGGGCTTCTGGAGGCCTCCCTGGGACCATTGTGTACACCGACGGTATCGAGTGGGCAAAGGATACCAACGTTACTGGCAGTCCTTCCGCGGGCAACTGGTCCATCTATACTGCCAACTTCCCGAACTCCCTATATATTCACACTACCTCAAACAACCTAGGTGGTGTTGTTACTGAGATCGTTCAGCTGCAAGCCGGAGACAAGGTTGACATTCATCTTGACGGTGTTTTCGTCGCAAGAGATGAGCTGGTTTTCATTGCCCCTTCGGGGACAGATAAATATAGTCTAAGATTTGAAAACGCCTCCTACTGGCGTCATGTTGTCGACAATGCTGCACCTGGCAGTATCTTAACGTTGGGTGCTGAAGTTTTTGCGTCTTCCACTGTCCAGGGGCTTCCAGACCGTGCTTTGGTCCAAGCTGATGGTGACACCTATAAGTCCATTGCTTCTGATCCGGTTTCACTGTTTGGCAATGATGGATCCTTTGAGCAACATGCTTCCATCGTTTGGACTGGAACCGCCTTTGAATGGCAAAAGCCCTACGTGGAGTTGGGCGACATTCAGGATGTTGACCTAACCACGACTCCTCCTGCTGACGGAGAGGTCTTGGTCTGGGACGCCGCGAACAGTCAATGGGTTCCCGGACCCGGCGGTGGTGATGTTCAAAGCGTCAACGGTGAGACGGGCGCGGTGTCCCTGGGCATCCAGGACATGGATGACTACGAGTTAAACGTTCAACAGTTTTATTATTTGAGCTTTAACTCT